GCAGGCGCAATAGGCGATTTGTTCGGTCAGGACTGGCATTTCTCAATGCCTGAAAACCCTCCGCTGATACCTAAACTTGCAAAGGGCGGTCTTGCGTATGCGCCTACGCTTGCAATGGTCGGTGATAACCGTAATGTAGGAACAGACCCGGAGGTAATTGCGCCTCTGTCAAAGCTCAAGGACATAATCGGCGAAGGCGGAGATATGACGGAAGTCGTACTTCTGCTTCGTGAGATACTGGAGTTTCTGAAAGGTCTTAATCTTATCGCTAAGGGTGAGGTTGACGGTAAAACGCTTTACAGACTGATAGTACAGCTGAACAAGGAGAATACATACAGAACGGGGGTAAATGCACTTGGCTAAAAATCTGATATGGGTTAAGGGCGTTCTGCTCCCGTCACCTGATATAGACGGCTATAATGTCACACGCTGTAAAACATGGGAACCAAACACCGGCAGAAATGCCGCAGGAACAACCGTCGGAAGCATACTTTGCTGGAAATACAAGATAGAGCTTAAATGGTCTTTTCTCACAGAAGCGCAGGTGAAGAGCCTGCGTAATCTGTTTGAGAACAAACCCGATTATTTTGCCGTAAAATTCGACTATGACGGCGAATATAAGGAGATAACCGCATACAGTACAGATCTTACCGCCTCAGGCAAGCTGTACGCAGGAAGCGGCTATTATTACAAGAGTGTGTCAATAAATCTGATAGAAAGGTAGGTGATAGCTTGTATACAAATGTTTCGGATGATTTTCTGTCAGCCGTTAATGGTGCTGAGCCTGTCTACTGCTGCAAGCTGGATTTCGGTAATAATGTAACGGTGAACGATCTGTTCAGCGTAAGCTATTCGGGCGGATCGTGCAGTGAGAGCATAGTGCCGGGCGGAACTGTCATAGCAAACGCAAAAGTCGAGCTGTCGGCACTTCCTGCGACGATCAGAAAGGGAAGCGCTTGCACGTTGTATTTTGGCGTGAACGGAGAATACGCCCCGCAGGGAGTGCTTACGGTAAAGAAAATCGAGAAAAGCGGAGAACGGTTGTCGGTAACGCTTGAGGATAACATGGCAAAGACGGAAAAAGGCTATTTTTCAAGCCTTGCATACCCGTCCACAACGCTGAAAATGCTGTCTGAGATAGCAACAAAGTGCGGCGTTGCCTTTAATACTTCGGGGCTTACGGCGGTAACGATAAAGGACAAGCCGGAGGGCTATACCTGCCGTGAAATAATCGGATATATCGCAGGGCTGTACGGCAAATTCGCCGTTTGTGACCGTGCCGGTAAGATAGTATTCAGGTGGTTTGATACTACGGCGGTGCAATTGTCCGATTTTTGCTATGATACACCCACAGTTGCTACCGACGATATTACAGTCGGACGTGTGGTGTGTGGAGATTTTACAGCCGGCACAGGCACTGCGATAACATACGATTGCTTGTTTATGACTCAAAATCAGCTGAACACGGTGCAGAAGTCATTAAACGGATTTAAATACCGCACGGGTGAAATCCCGTTAAGGCTTGGCAATATGCTGATAGATGCGTGGGATATGGTGAGCATAACCTACGGCGGAGAAACTGTGAAAATTCCTGCCGCTACTATTTCCGTGGCATATAACGGCGGCCTGTCTATGACAATAGAAGCACCGGCTGAAGAACAGTCTGCGGACAGCGGCGAAAGCTATAAGTCGCCTGCACAGAAGCAGGCGGAACGAATAACCGCAGATATAATCAGCGTAAAACAAGCATTACTCGAAAAAGCGGATATTACAGAGCTTAATGCACAGATTGCAAATCTCGAAAACGTATATGCCGCAAAGGCTGATATTACCGAGCTTTCCGCACAGATAGCCACGATTGACAATCTGACGGCTAAGAAAGCAGATGTTGAACAGCTGTATGCAAAGAAAGCGGATATAGATGAGCTTGTGGCCGATACGGCAACGCTTAAATCACTGAAATCCAATGTTGCAAACATAGATGTTCTGCTGTCGGGCAAAGCCGGCACGGGTGAACTGACATCTATAAAGCTGACTGCCGAAAATGCGGAAATAGCGACTGCGCTGATAAAGGACCTTACAGCCGCAAACTTCCGGTCAAAGACCATCGAAACCGATGATTTTACGATAAAATCAAGCAGCGGAAAATTGCAGATAGTCGGAAACACAATACAGATCAAGGACGTAAATAATACCGTCCGTGTCCAGATAGGCGAGGACGGTAAATCCGACTATGGCATTTACGTTACCGATGCAAACGGAAAGATAATGTTTACTTCTTATGACGGACTTCACGAAGACGGCATAAAGAGCGGCATTATCAAAAATGATATGGTAGCTGATGATGCACATATCAGCGGCAGTAAGCTGGATATTTCGAGCGTTATTGACGGTATCAATGCCGACAACAGCACCTATCTTAATACAAGTAAGGTTGTCATAGACGGAACATCTCAGACGATAAATGCAAAATTCACGGAGCTGACTGCAAGCATAGGCAGTATCGGCACCCGCACTTCCGCTCTTGAAAGCGACCTGTCGGGCTTTCGGACAATGGTTTCAGAAACGTATGCCACGAAGTCGGCGGTTGACAGTATACAGATAGGTGGAAGAAATCTGCTGTATGACAGCACGGGGAACATCAAAAACGGCTGGAGCGGTAACACTATAATAACGGTTGATGGCGGAATATCAGGAAATAGCCTTGCAATATCCAGAACCGACTATTCCGGCAATGCACGATATTTTGGCACGAACAAGCGGCACTTTCTGACGGATTTTAACGTCGGCACAAGCTACACTCTGTCGGCGTGGATAAAGGCCAGAAGCGATGTCGGGCTTGACGCAAACGGTTATGTGATGGCGAGATTCCGCTCGGCAGATGATAAAAAGCTGCATGCCCTGTCACTGACGGTGAGCAGTCAGACAGAAAAGGATAAGTGGATATATTACGAGAAGACGTGGACGATAAACGACAGCGACATAGCAAAACTCGAATGCGTGGCGCTTGCACTTGATAAAAACGGCATGATTGAGGCTTGCAATATAAAACTTGAGAAAGGAAACAAGGCTACGGATTGGTCGCCTGCTCCTGAGGACACCACAGCCGCAATAACATCGTTATCAAGCAAGCAGTCAAGCCTTGAGCAAACGGTAGATGGATTTAAGGCAATTGTTGAAAGCACATATGCAACAAATGACAGCGTAACGCAGAAGGTTTCCGCCGTAGAGCAGAAAGCCGACAAAATATCGTGGCTTGTGAAATCGGGAACATCGGCAAGCAGTATGGAACTGACAAGCGAGGCCTTGAAGATTATTGCGGATACCGAAATCAAAGGTGATGTGATTGTGGGCGGAGTTATCAAGAGCAGTAACTATGTTGCAAACAGCACCGGTATGAAGCTGTCGCTGGCAACGGGGGAGTGGGACAGCAAATACTTCAGAGTAAGCAGCACCGGCACTATTACAGCTACGGGCGGAACGATAGGTGGATTTACGATAAGCAATAATTCACTGTATAACGGGCTGGACACAATAAATCACAAAGAAGGAATAAACGAAACGGCTGGCGTTAATATCAGCGTTCTGGGAGGTTTTTCTGCGTATAACGGGGAATACGGAACTGAAATGAACAACGGACAAATACAGTTTTGTTCCTTAGGTAGAGAGCTTGGATACATTGCACCGACATCAACCGATTTCAGCAACTATGGGGTAACACGAATAGGCATAGTGGCTACTAATCAAATCGGCACAGCAGGATTATACGGACAAATAGATATAGGTTATCGAACTCATCTTAATAAAAGCACTTATCAGCCGGCATACAGCGTGTGCTGTGATTCAAGGAAAGGCAGTAACGATGGATTTAATTCCACTTTTCACGTTAAAACTCGCTTTTCCAGTGGTATAGATGTTTCGGATATTTATTTCAGTTACGAAAATAAGACTATTTGCTCAATTGGTATTGCGGGTTACTCTGGGGTAGGTGGCTTATCTCCCGATGTGTACAAATGGTTGCCTGTATTTAACGATTATGTTGCATTCAAAAAAGGCATCTTTTTCGATTCTTCGAACCCGTCATTAATTTATCATGGTGCAAACAGGTTGCTGGCGTGTTCACCATCAAAAATTGTGGTTGGCAACTCTAACTTAGCTTTATCGTTGATAGGTTCATCGCTGACATCTTCAAGTACCATATCCGTTTCATCCGACGCCCGTATGAAAAACCACATAGCCAGCTTGCCGAGCGGATCTGAAAATCTGTTTGATTATCTTGATGGAAAATCATTTTTCTACAATGGCGATTCATCGACCGCTAAAAGCTACGGCTTTATTGCACAGGATGTGCTTGCAGCATTGCAAAAATGCGGGCTTACAACAGATGATTTTGCAGGATTCTGCGATATACACGGCGATGGCAGTCAATACGCACTTGCGTATGAGCAGTTTATTCCGCTGATGTGGAATGAGATAAAAAGATTAAGAAAAGCACTAAGCGAAAGGAGTTAATTATGCTTAGAAGTAACAAAACAACACAGTTTGACGGTACAAGCTATATCACTGACGGAGAGGGCAACGAACAGACCGTAGCGTATTTCAGCGCTACCATAAGGACGGACAAGACCGTAACAATGAGCATGACAGTATCGAACGCCGTGCTGTACGAAGAAAACAAAACCACAGTCAGAGCGGATTATACGGAGTTCCAGACTGCCGTATATACCGCCCAGGACGCAGAGTAAGGAGAAGCTATGAAGTTATCAACTGTAGTAAATGCAATCCCCGTCATAAGCAAGCTGATGAGCAAGGAACTGCCCGTCATACAGTCGTATGCTGTGGCAAAGCTGGCACGGAGAATAGATGAGGAAACGAAGCTGTACAATGAGCAGAGGCAGAAGCTCTTGCAGAAATATGGCGAACAGGACGGTGATAAATACGTTATTCGCCCTGAAAATGTAGATGTCTGCAATGCAGAGCTTGAGGAGCTGCTCAACATTGATGTTGATATACCCGAAAAGATTGATATTCTCTCGACGAATGTCGTTCTGACACCCGCCGAGATGATAGCAATAGAAGATTTTTTAGCCGAATAGGCGGAAAGGACGAAAAAATGAGCAAGATACAGATAATTATTGACAGCATAGCAGGTGCTGTCGGAGCGGTTTTAGGCTTTATGTACGGCGAGGTTACGGGGCTGTTCTGGGCGTTGATAGCGTTTATGGCGCTGGACTATATCACAGGTGTGGTTGTGGCAATCATAGAAAAGCGCTTATCATCAGAGGTTGGTTTCAGAGGTCTGGCAAAGAAGTTTCTGATACTGGTCTTTGTAGCAGTTGGCCATATTGCCGATACATACATACTCGGTGGAACGCCTGCCGCAATGTCGGCCGTGATGTTGTTCTACATGGCAAACGAGGGTATCAGCATTATCGAGAATGCCGCCGCACTGGGGCTTCCGGTGCCGAAGAAGCTGAAAGATATAATGGTTCAGCTGAAGAAGGAAAGCGAAAGCGAGGAAGAATAATATGCTAAAAATCAAGGGAATTGACATCAGCAGGGCGCAGGAGCAGTTCGATTTTACGGCGGCTGCGTCGGCAGGCGTCAAGTTTGTAATTATCCGTGCCGGCATATGCACGGACGAGGACACTTATTTCAGACGCAATATCGAGCAGTGCAGAAAACTCGGTATAGACTTCGGCTGTTACTGGTATGTTACGGCAACTGACAGGGAGGAGCTTGACAGGCAGATAAATGCGTGCATCAAGACGATAGGTGATGAAAAACCGTCATATCCCGTGTTCTGCGACATGGAGGAACAGCGTCAGATCGACAACCTCACAAGCAAGGAAAGAACCGATATGGCGCTTGAGTTCTGCGACAGGCTGAATAAGGCAGGGCTTCCGTCGGGAGTGTATGCAAATCCTGCGTGGCTTGAAAGCTACTATCAGAAGGAACGTATTGTAGGAAAGCGCGATATATGGCTTGCACACTGGACCGAAAGCCCGGATTATGCAAGCCGGTATGACTATGGGCAGAAAATGTGGCAGTGGGGTATTGACAGTATCGCAGGCAAGGACGTTGACGGGGATATTTGCTTTGTAGATTATCCTGCGATAACGGCTAAGTGGTACAAGGAAAATTGCGGTGATATGCCGGAAAAGCCGGAAAAACCGGAAAAGCCCGAAAAGCCCGTGAATCTGTTTAAAAAGGGCGACAGCGTGAGGGTGAAGCGTGGTGCAAGGTTTACGAACGGGGTAGAGCCGTATTCTTATGTGTATGATACAATCTATACCGTTCAGCAGGTGTCGGCAAGCGGCAAGGAAACGCTTATAGGCATCGGCTCGGTGCCTACC